AGTACCCGATTTTCGCAGAGTCCCCGATTTCCGCATAGTCCCCGATTTCCACAGAGTCCCCGATTTCCACAGAGTTACCTATTTTAGCATGGTACCCGATTTTCGCATAGTTAACGATTTTCGCAGAGTACCCGATTTTCACATAGTTACCGATTTTCGCATAGTCCCCGATTTCCGCATAGTCAGAAATAACAATATTTCTTTTATCTAACTCTAATTTTAGGTCGTTGACAGTTCCTTCATATAATTCCCAGGTGTAATCTTTCCATAAATAGATTCTCAATCTTTCTCCACTCATTTTTCCTCCTTATAGTATTTCTCAAAACATTCTCTTAACCTACCATTAGGTAATGATTTCCAGTCTTTATTCTTAAAACATGTTTGTACTATATCTTTACATTTGTTATGACAATGTAAGGTCCCTCCAATACCCTTAACAGTAAAACTATTTACCATTTCATCTGCAATTGGTAAAATGTAATTATTACATACATCACAAAAAGCACCACTACTTGTTATACTCATTTTTCCTCCAGTCTTTTATTCACTTCATCTATTTTTATCAACTTGTTTTTAAGCAAGTATATCAGCATTTTTGCTCTTGCGTTTGCTTCTTTTTTATTATCGTGAGTTTCATGAAATTCCCCTTCCCATTCAAGAGTTACGCACCACTTTGATTTAATCCATAAAGAATATATAAAAGGTCTATCAGGCAACATTACCCCAAGCTCTGTCGTTGTGGGAGCGTAAACACAATATTTATAATTCATTCCTTTTATCATCTCTCCGGGTATTACATAATATCTGAAATCAATTTTTCTCATCCAGTATAATAACTGTTCATATTGATACAACCCAAGCTGTTCCAATTCCTTCGCATACTCCAAATCGCATACTATATCTTCAAGTTCCATTTTCTTGTCCTTTCTTTAACAGTTCAGGATTCTCGTAAATATTGCCGATTACTTCACAATCATTGCTTTGCTGTATAGTCATTATTGCCATGTCTGGAGTTATACTATTACCATAACAAAAATATCCTTCTGTATAGTGAACTTCAACCGTAAGTCCATATTTATTTCTTAATATATCCCCCTCATAAATCTCTTTCCCGTTCTTATCTTTTAGCCCTGTGTATTGCATAAGAAACTTACTATTACTATTACAATTTATTATAAATTGCTTAAAAGCTTTCCTTTGATTGTTGCATTTAGCCCACAATCCATCTTCTTTCCACATCAAACTATCAGCTCTAAACATTTTTTTCAATCTTGCATCCCACACCCTGAACTTAATCTCTCTCATTTCTTAGCTCCTTTCTCTTTCCCCAATGTCAACTAAAATATTCCCTCCTTAAAACATCTTTAATTGGTCTTTTTCTGCCTTTAATCGGGCTTCGGCTATTTTGCAGTATTCGCCATTTTTATCAATACCTATAAACTGCCTGTTTGTTAATAGACAGGACACCGCAGTAGTTCCGCTTCCCAAAAATGGGTCCAATATTACATCCTTATCTCTACTGCCGAGAGTTATAAGATAGCTCATTAATTTTATGGGCTTGCAGGTAGGATGGATATTTTTTGCTTTTCTATTCTCTCTATCAGATATACCAGTACCCCCACCGCCCTTAAGCCATTTCTGTTTGGTAGGTAATTTATCACAACCTTTATTCCTTTCACCTTTACTTGCCTTCGGGATTATCGCAAATGGAAAGGTCTTTTGCAGATTAGGACTTAACTGTTTAATCCTTTCAGCCCACCACTTGTCAAGGTCAAAGTATCGGGAAAAACTGCCTATATCTCCATACCATTTACCTTTATCTGCCTTCATATCACCACCACCAAATGTTTTACCTCCTGGAAAACCTTCCCTATCTTTGCCTCCTCCCATTATTTTCCCATCATTCAGCACATCGTCAGAACAGAGAAGATTTGCAGGAAATCTTGCATTAAATTTATCGCCACTATTATAATATTCTTCAGACTTTCTTTCTCCTTTTTCGCTAGCATAAACATATCCTTCAGGATTCCAACCTCCCAACCTGCCAAGTTTTTCATTACAAGGTATCCTCCCATCATCAAGCCACGTTATCCCTTTCCCATTTTTCATCGCCTGTTCTACATAAGTCTTTTCTGATAAAGGTTTCATTACGCAAAGGATAACTTCAATAGCAGGTTTTGGCTGAAAGCCACCGTAAGAACCATCAAGGGCTTTGGCTTTAGCTGTAATAGGAATATCTGAATATTTTTTATCTTGTTCATAGCCACCATATTTAGCATAGGTATTACCTGTCTTTTTTAATCCTTTAATTTTTATTTTTTTTCTTTCAGCTCCCAATCTCTTATCCACCATCTTGCCTATATTGCTTGCTTTCGGGAATCCCGATGCGTATGTCCAGTATATACTCGTAAATCCTGTTTCAAATCCTGCATCCTGTAAATTGACTATCATTCGGGATAATACATCCTGTCTGGGAGCAGACATTACGAAAGCAAATGCTCCTGCTTTTAATACTCTCAGACATTCTCTCCATACATCTACTCCTATTACGACCTTATCCCAATCTTTACCCATAAAAGAATAGCCATACGGGGGGTCAGTACACACCATATCTATACTGTTATCGGGTATCTTCTTCATCACTTTAAGACAATCCCCGCAAATCACCTTGCCGATAAAGTCATCGGGGTATTTCATGCTTCCCCCTACAATAACCCTGCTTCATTCCATATCCGCTTTTCTGACATCTTTACGTATTCCGGGTTAAGCTCAATTCCAATATATCGTCTTTGTAGTTTACGAGCTACAAGACAAGTAGTGCCGGCTCCGGAGAATGGGTCGAGGACTATGTCATCTTTTCTACACCCAGCCTTTATCGGCTTAATACAAAGCTCCTCGGGATATACTGCAAAGTGTGCCTCCGGGAAACCACGTGTGATGATGTCCCAGTGGTCGCCGGGGTTTTTGCCTAATATATGACCAGGCACATTACCGAATCCAGCCAATTTAAATCTATCATAATCTTTTGGATTCTTACCTTTTCTATTAGTTAATATTTTAGTTTTACTATTGTAATCATATATTCTATCTCTCTCCATACCGCCTGGTTTATTTTCATCTGTTATATATTCCTCCCTCACAGCATCCAAATCAAAATAATACTTCTTACTTTTCGTAAAAACATATATATACTCCCAACTATTGCTGAATCTGTCTTTTACGCTTGAGGGCATATGATTGCGTTTATACCATATTATCTTATTTCTTAATATCCACCCATTATCTATCATAGCCATAGCAAATCTTTCTGGTATCATACAGAGGCATTTAGGCATACCATTACTTTTTCTTTTTATATATGCTTTACTTGCGCCTAATTCGTCATCGTGTTTATTGTATTCTCCACTTCCACCACCATAGGTATCTCCCAGATTCACCCAACAAGTGCCGTCTTTTCTCAATACTCTTTTGACTTCGTTGAATATTGCTATTAATTTATCTATATATTCATCGGGAGTTTTTTCAAGTCCAAGTTGACCAGATACACCATAATCTCGAAGTCCCCAGTACGGCGGAGAAGTCATCACACAAGACACAGAATTATCGGGAAGGGTTTTTAATATACTTAGGGAATCCCCGCAGTATATCTTATTAGTTTCTATCATACAAACAACGCCTCCTGCTGGTACGATACCGCTCCTTTATAAGCCCACTCTTTGAAACGTTTTCCTGTCCGGAATCGGCTTACTACTTTGCCCTGTTTAGCCAGTTCCGATAATCGGGTAGCTGCGGCATTATCGCTAATTCCTATGATATTGAGTTCGTGTACCGCCAACCAACTACCCGACTGCTTAAGGCGTTCCAGTATTAGTATCTTGGCTGTCATAATTCCCCCTTATTTACGTTTTAAGGCGTTAACGTCCCCCAACCCATTTGTTGCAAGATAATCAAAATTTGGGCGGTTTCCGGCGCTCTGAGGGGCTACTGTGCGCTGGCAGGGTATTCTCTCCCATTTGGGGCATGCAACTATTGTACCCTTCCCGTTTTGATTGTTATACTTAAATGTCTCGCAGCTACTTTTATTCCGGCAGGTATCACATATCATCAGTATTTACCCTCCTCAGCAAACGCCATCCTCCCGATGACACTCATCACGCTCGTTTTTATGTTCACAGAACTCCATATTAATGTATGGACAAAAAGAATAAAGTCCATATCCACACACGCATGGTATCGGAGTTGAATCCTCTGTTTGTAGTTTTCTTTTACATCTTGGGCAGTAGTTCATTTCTTTTCAAGCCTGTCTATTTTCTTAATCCAAACCTTTTTAGTTGTTTTATATTTCTCGCTTACTTCTTTAGGCACACTATAACTAGACCTTTCTATATACTTACCACCCACCTGAAACTCTCCCAGTAAGAACTGCCTGCCTTCTACCTGAGACTTAATAGACTTGTCTAGACTATCATATTCTTGTTTAGCTTCTTTAAGTTCCCACCATTTAGTTAAATCTTGTTCTAATTCGTCGTCGGTAATCATACCCTCGCCCTGAGCTTTCATGTCAGGAAGGCAGACGTGATTGAATGGACATTTCCCGCACATCTTAGACTTATACTCTATTCTATCCGGCAAAGTCTTATTCTTAACGTGTTCCCAATTCCTCTCTAACCGTTGTAATATCCATTCCATAGTTTCATATTCAAGATATATGGGTATAAACTTCAATCTTACACCGTCAGTTATTATAAACAATCCCTGTTCCTTATTTTGACCATAGAGATACGCTCCCATCTGCCGGGGATACTTTCTGTAGAATATATCCTTGTTCATATCTTCCACTGAATTGATACCTTTGAATTTATACGGCATCATTAGTTTTGCCTCAAACGGGACCAGTTCACCATCGTGCTTAATCTTACCTTCTATCCTGCCGGTACAGATTATTTCACCCTGCCTATTTTTAACTTCTATCGGCATCTGGGTATGTATCACATCAAATCCCCACTTTCTTAATAAAGCCACTATTTTATTTTCAGCGTCGTTGCCAGCTTCGAATCTTTCATGAAGTTCCCAAGTAGTCGGCAACCTATCTTCCCAATTGAGTACACCATATACCATATATCTATCGCAATCCCAAATATCGCTTGCATAGAAGTTCCGCCGGGGGTATGGTGATATTTTATCCATATAGTACTGCTTGCGTTGTGCCTGTATGTCCTCAATTAGTTTTTCAATGATTAGTTTGTCCATTTTTGGCTCCTTTCTGTTTTGGTGTTCTTTCTTTATGTGTATCTTCTAAAGTTTATATCTATCGCAATATCTCCCCCTCCTTTTTACCACCATATTGTAAATCCAGCATTTAATAACCAAATAGCAAGACAACGCTTGTAGGCGCTCCCCCATGTATTTATATTGTATGATATACAAATTAAACAAAACCCTGTCATTTTTCTTTGTAGTTCTATTTTCATTTCTCCTATCCTTTCTCTAAGTCCCTTGACAATATACTCCTTTTTCATTATTTCTTTAATCAACTCGGTTATCATAGTTCCTCCTGATTGTCTTTGTGTATATTCTCCACCCAATCACACAACTCATTATAGTCGTTCATTAGAATATCTTTTTTGGTTGTTGTACCATATTCAGAAAACAACCGTCTTTTCAATGTATTTTCGTCCATATTTACAGACTTCATTATAGCTTCAAGCCTGCCTATTTGTTTAGGAGTAATTTTTCTATCGCCCCAATCCTTGTTTTCGAAGTTGGGCTTGTCGATTGGTTTACCACTACCGTTTCCACCACCCGCTTTTTTACCATCGTATTTAACTCCGACTATCTTGCTTGTGTCTAACCCAGCTTTAATTAAGTCTTCCTTGGTGAACCCCAATCCTAAAATCTTTTTAAGTAAACGGTTTTGCAAGTTCGTAACCGCTTTTTTCTTGACATTATTCAAGTCTATCTCTTCCAATGCCCTTTTCCTGCCCTTATCAAGATAGAAAATCTTGTCCCTGGTCGAGCCAGTACCGACATCTTCTACTTCTATACCCCTGAACTCAGCCTTCCCGCGAGCATTAAAGGTTATATATTTACCTTCAGCGTCTTCCTGGGGCAACGGTGGGCTTATAGACATATTTACAAAGCTAACACCAAAAATATTGGCTGTTTTCATAGCTCCCTTGTTGTCCAGATACGGTCTATCTCCAAGAAAACACCAGTCAGATTCGTTGGTCGCCCGTATAGCAAGTTCTTTGATTTTCTTGACGGCGATTATCTGTTTCTCCGCTTTCGATACAAACTCGTCAAGATTACCTATAACGTTTTTTTCAAATACTACCGGTAATTGCTCCACTGTCTTTTCTTCGTTTCTTTTTTCTTCGTCCATTGTTTTTTCTCCTTTTTTTATTGTTTTATTATTTACAATCATTGAACTGTTTTTGTTTTTTCTTTGTTAAAATACATCATTATAATCGCAGTATCCCAAACCCACAACTCTTTCGGTAAGTCTATTATAGGTCGTTCCGTTATTATCATATAACCTATAAACATCAACGTAAAAAATACAGACATTATAGCTAGGATAGCCCTTACGCTACACTCAGGCATCCACAATGCGTGATTTTTGTTTTTCATTTGGTTCCCCCTTAAAAAGGAGGGGCAGCCACAAGTAAGGGGGTAAATGGGATGGAATACTAAATGACTGCCCCGTTTTATTTTTTTTGTAAAATTGTTTACGTTTCACGGTTCCCCCTTACTTATAACCCTACATAGATTATAGCACACCAACCCCCAAGCTGTCAAGTAAAAAATTACTTATGCTTTGCCCAATCCGCTATCGCTGTTATTGCTGCCGATACCGTAAGCCCCGTTAATCCCACCCAGCTGAATACTGTTCTGGTAAGCATATCCGTAATCTGCTCGTTCCCCGTTCCCTGCGCTACAACATAGGCGCCCACAACTCCACAGACGATTTCAAGAATCGTCTTCGCTACCTTTACCATTGTTTTTTTCCAATCCATTACTTGCCCTCCTTTGTTATGCAACACTCTTCCTCATTAAAGCTAATGCCTAGATGACTTGCTATGGCGTTTATCTTTTTGTTTAAAGCAGACACGTAGTTGGTCATTTTTCCGCTTATTTCGTCGCAATAAAAATAATCGTCTTCCACATTAAATCCTAGCACTTCCGCCAGTGATTTAATCAGTTCCCTAGCTTTTTGTCTTTCATCTTTTCCTCCCCACCTTGGTTTCTGTCATACAATGCGGACAGCTAATCTTTCTAACAAACTCGTTACCTTCTTCTTTGTAAATTTCTATACCTCGCCCAAGATTTTTAACTAACATACCATGCTCAACCATATACGTCCATTTGTGGTGGCAATTCTTGCAAAACAACTCCACGCTGAATCTCTTGCTCATTATAATACCCTCCTCCTCATTTTGTCAAGCATTTTTTCGTGTATTATCTCTTTTTTGATTTCCTGCTTTAATCCGTCAAGTCTTTTAATCTCTTCCGGCGTAAGCTTTTCCTTGACTTTCTTTGATTTTAACAAGTCCGGCAATACCTTAAACACTACCCAATAAACAGCTTTTTCAAATATCGCCTGTTCCATTTTTTCGCTTAGCAAAGGGATATTAATTTGTTTGTTAATCCAACCGGCTATCTGTTTGGTTATGTTCTTGCATGCCTTTTTCAGTTCTTTTTTCAACGTTTTAGTTATGTCTGTTTTGGCCATAATTTCACCTCGCCATTACTTTCATTGGTGGAGCGACCACAACCCTTGGGAGTATCCACCATAACAATATTACCCATACCAGAGCTATTAATAATCCTATAATGGAATCGATGTTATATAGTTTCTGTTTTTTCATTTTCTCTTCTTATTGCATTTATCACATAAAGTTACGAGCCAGTATTTGTCATCCCTTATCTCCCCGGCTTCCCCACATTTTTCGCATATATAATACGATTTATGTTCCGCAAGGCGTATAACAAAATCAGCGTCATTATTCGAGTTGCATACATAAAACCTCACCCCGCCCCACTTCTCTTTTACCTGCGTTGCCTCGACTTCAGGACATATTTTCTCAAGAACACTGCATAAATTGTCTATTAAATCATACCACCCGTCGCCAATCTCTAAACCCCAGCACATAGCAGTTTCTCTCATTGATAATTTTCGTTGTCTGAATATTTTGGGATATTTCTTAAAAATCTTATCTTGTAGTTCTTTTTTCATTTTATCTTTTGGTAATTTTATATCCTTCTCTTGTTAAATAAAACATTAATTGAGATGCTCCCTTTATTATATCACTTATCATTTGAGCATCTTCATATCTCCCATATACTTTTTTATCTTTGGGTATAATAGATGTCATTCCATCCATTACCAATACTTTTAATTCCCCCCCTTTGGCAATACTTAAATCATTGGCAAATTCATTGAGTATTTTAAGTCTTTGTTTATCTTTCATTTCTTAACTCCTTTCTTCTCTTTTGGCTTCCAATAAATCATATTCCCCTGTTTGTATTTCTTTTCTTTTTTCGAGTTAGCTTCATTTCTTCTTCTTTATTATCCCATATCTATCTATTCCATTAACCCAATCATCATATAATTCATTCTTTGTTACATCTATATCTAATTGTATACACTTGGGAGGATTGTTGATTTCTTTATATGTTAATTTATTATAATCAAACCCGCCGTCAATTGCCATATAACCACAATTGCAATACCGCATATCGTGTCTTACTCTACTAAACACAGTATCTCCACATTTAGGACAAATAAAAGCTATTATTTTCATTTCTTAGCTCCTTCTATACCAACATTATAGAAGCGTTTATTATTAATGTCTCAACTGCCAACCCCAGACAATTTTAGACTGCCACTGTACTCTACCGTCTATGTTTCTGTACGATATAAACGGTTCTACAAAATGTCCAACTGTAGTATAAACCATTTTCTTGCTTAGCTTACCATAATAAGTCCAGCTAACTCCACCCACGGATATATCAAAATTGATATACTTAGATTTCATGCCCATAGTATACTGACAATCCAGTGGTTGACTAACCGAATTATATAGAGAACAACCAATATAACAGCCGTCTTTATTGTATACATTATACTGTACCCTATTATACCACTGGTGGTATGCTTCTTTATTATAAAGTACAATATGTAGTGGTTTGTAGGGATTATACTTTATGTTATATCCCCGGCAATACTTCCCGTTTTCCCGCTCAGCTAAATACATAACCTCTGCATTTTTAGTTTTACCGCCTATTCGCCACTCCCAATCCATAGGGTTGGGTTGCTGGTATGGTGTACGCAGAGAAAACGAAACATAAAAGGTTAAAATAATTTTAAACAGGTCTGTCATCATATTTTTTTTGAGTACGAGTGTACTCCAATAGGGCTACACCATTCCATATAACATGCGCTAAATGATGCAACTTGGATTCATTGTCCAAATCTTCTCCACCCCAAAACTTTAAAGCATGCCTCATCATCGCAGAGTATACCTTTGACCAAGGCATACCCTTACGCCAATTATTCGGAGAGTATTTCCCAGAACCAAACTGATAGACTTTGGCTAATTCGAGTATCGGATAAACCGGTATAAGCGACAGGGGTTCTTTGCCGGTATCATACCTAAGGGCTTGTTTTTTCTTTTTCAAAATGTTTGTCCAAACTGCTCAAGTCATAAAATATAGGAATATTAAGTTCACCAGCTCTTTTTATTTCATTTTGAGCACCTTTGGAGCGTTCGCTGTCCGGCAATACCAAAACAGCGTCGGAAACCTCTAACCATGCCAAAGAATAATTGTAATAATCTTCCACTGTCAGATTTTCGTTGTTTTTTAGCATTAATTGAAAGTGGTAGTCCAACCAAGGTACGAATGGTGCGTACCCCCTAAGCAGCACTTCCAGTCCTTTGCGTATTCCTTTACGCATATTATTGAATACTGTAAGTACATTGTCCGCAGAATAAGCACCGGCTACATATATTCGTTTCATTTTAATAGCTTAAAATATTTTGCTATAATATCTCTACAGGAGTCCGCTACTTTATTGCACACTATTTCCCAAGATTTTGGTTTTATTATTCCACGACTTCTTTTCCTATTGTCTAATCTAAATCCTTGGTTGCGCTCAGACGCTAAATCTATGGTAAAATGTGTCAGCTCATGATATAATACGTGTAGTTGGTTTATTTCATCTATGCGAGTGTCCATTGTAATAGAACAGTTGTTGTCCTTGTTTATAAATTTGTAGAAACCACATCGCTTGTCGCCTTTTTTAAACTTTTTAAATATAATTGTAAGATTATATTTTTTCATTCACTTACGTGTATATCCAATAGAACATCATTTTTTTTCTTACCGTCGAAATATTCTTTTTTTCTTTCTACGGTTATTTTAACCACTCCCGTTGATATTGGCGGGTAAGTTTTGCTTTCCACATAACTTCTGGTGCCTTCTATGTACCCCCTATAGAAACTGCCGGTCAACGCAAACACTTTCTTCTTTTCAATCAGTCTTAGCGGTCTGCCCTTAGCCATCCTAGAAAGCGCCAGCTTGTGTTTGTTTATACCCAGCTTTTCGTGTACATGTCCCCGCAGGTAAATGTCGGCATCGAAATATTGTTCTAAGTCTATAAGACTGTTTACTTTACTACCGGGTTTTCTGCCACCACCACTGCCATGTTCGGCGTATATAGTAAAACTGCGGGTAGTCCCGTTGCTCGCCTCTAATATAATCCTCATAAGGCATCCTCGCCCCAGTTCCGGTACGCCCAGGTCGTAACACATTAATGAGAATATATTAATATGGTATTTCTTTCTTATAATTTCTTCGTGGTTGCCCTCAAGACAACCCCAACACTTATTCTTGATGGGTTTCAATAACTTGACTATTCCATTTTTCTGTATAGCTGCGAGGTTGTCTACTTCGCCACGCAATTCCGGGTCTATATTCTTAATATCGAATCGGGGGTCTGATAGGTTTATGTATTCCGCCATATCGCCCATACCAATCCAATAAGTATTGGGATTATTCTTTATCCATTCAACCGTTCCCTTCAATTTTTTTTCATCGCAGTTTTTGGTACCCCGATGTATATCTCCCAACGGCACAATCGTTATTTTAGGGTAACGGACACCTACCTTTATTCTATGGCTGATTATTTCCACTTGGCTCTCCTTTAGATAATTTTACCCGCTTCAAAATGATGCTTGTCTTCACCTTTGAAATACCCACCCCATACCCAACCCTCTTTTTCAAAAGCTTCCACTATTTCCGGAGTTACGTTATTTTCCTTACCGACGTTAATATCTATGGCTATACCCCAAGCATGTTTAGACAATGGTTTGTCTGGATTCCACCAAGCATGCCTCGGAACGAAACACCCGCCTTTTTTCATATCTATTTTTATACCACTCCTTTCAAGCCTGTTCCCTATCCAGTACAAATCATTTTCTACGTTGCGGTTAACGGTTAATAAACCGAACGCAGGATATTCGTAAGTTCTTATGTTTTTTAATACCCAGAACGGGTCGGGGAATACGTATCCTCTTTTAGGTTCGTATTCCAGATAAGCAAATTTACCGTATAGTTTTTTAACTTCTTTTATAGTCAAAGTTTTAAAGTTCATTTATCATCCAACTTTGCAACATACCCCTTCAACATATAAAGCAGTTTGCTTATTTCCTGTATAACATAAATAGCGTGTTCTTTGTTGCTTGCTTTTTCTTTTGGTTTGTTTATTTTTTTCTTGGTAGGCATTATACTAATTACCCCCTATATTTGTCAAGAAAATAATTTCATTTATTAGGTTGCCATATTCTGCCGCAACCCTTACAGATATACTTTTTCTGCATCTTGTCGTAAATCATTACTGACTTACATTTCCCGCATTTTACTGTGGCGTTCATTATTGTCTATATGGTTGGAGAAATCCTCGGTATTCCGGTTTTAATATTAACTTATCAGCATTAACCGCCCCGGCTTTTTCTATTTCTTCCTGTAATCTTTTGATTCTTCTTTCAAACTTTCTCCTAAGTTTTTCTTTTTCGGTAGGAGACAAATGCTTGCTTTTAGCCATCTGATAGCCATATTCCGCCTCAGCCTTTTTCATTTCTTTTGTGTATCTTCTTATATGATTAATAACAATCTTTTTAGGTTGTGTCGCTTTTGTTCTTATGCCAGTCCCAAAGTTTTTTATTTCTTCTAGCAAATCTTTGGTTCTTCCCATAATGTCTGCTCTGCCCTGGTGTGCGTCTATAATACTTTGTATGTTGTATCCAGACATGCCAAAGGGTAGTGGCATTGAAGGGCTGATATAAACTTTTTTAAGAGCAGCTACCAGCTTGTCTATTACCTGAGTCCCCCAAGGGTCTAACTTGTTGGCTATTTCTTTCTTGCTATAGGGGTCAATCCCAACTTTGAATATGCTAATCAAATCCCATGCTGGATGTTGAAAAAGACTGTCGGTAGCGGCTTCTATATCACCCTTAACGATAGATTCTGTCATCTGTGCTATTTCCCCGGTAGGCAGTGTATAGGTAAAATTATATTCTTTTAGTTGTTTATTCCCATCCCTATACGGCACAAATAAAGAATTTCTCTGGTAATCTGGTCTTAATTTGTCTAGTTTAAACCATTCTTCCCTGTCTATATCAAACACCCTGAATGCTGCTTCTCGCATAGCATAGGGTAATCCCAGGGGATACAAAAATTTAGCCATCTTGAACGGTTCCCCAGACTTAAACGCGTCTACCATAGCATTTTTGGTTATTCTAATGGTTTCTGCTTTAAAAGATACAAAAGGTCCGAATACGGGTACGTCCCTCAATGTTTCTACTATTTTCCCCACCCTGCGATAATTGGGGAAATACCGATTAACTTTTATTGCTGCTTGCTCCGGCGACAATCCCATCTTTTTGGTATATTTTAAGAAAGCTGCTACCTTGTAGAGCTGGTCTTCCGCATTATAAACTTGTCCCAAAAAGTCTACCAGCTTCCTTCCCTTACCCATAACCTTTGTCGCAGATTTTATTACATCGTAGCTTGCCGGGTCGTCAAGCATATCCCTCAAAACAGTATTCACGCCCGTTCCATACCATTCCTGCCTTACCACACCCAATTTGATTAGATTTTTCCATTCCTTAAATCGTTTACCACCCTTATTAACAATCATATCTAATGCTTCAGTATAATGCGGCGCATTAAGGGGATTAAATAAATTAATATCTCCCCAAATTGAAAATTGTATATTACCCATAAAGTTTCTGGGGTGAGTAGGTATATTACCTACGGTATGCGCCCACTTAAAGGGGTTGGTTATAAATCTATCAGCTAATTTGAATAGAGTCCCCTTGTCAGTATTGCTTGTTTGTTGTAAGAATTGCCACAATTCTTTATCTACCCATTTGTTGGATAGATTACCCCATTTCACACCCTTAGGTATTTGTACCATACCGGCGCCTGGGATAGGTCTTTTATGTGCTAGTCCGGGTATTTTAGCCAATGTATTTAAATACTTGCCGTTTTCAGCCATAAGTGCTGTGTTAGCTTGTGTCGCCCCATACAAGTATCCCGGATTTTCAACTTCTCCCAATAGTTGCCTGATTGCCTTCGGTATATTTTTACGCCTAAGAAAACTATCGGTAGGGACAGTTACTTTCTTCCCGTGTCTTGTTAGTATCCTAGCATTTCGTTTGCTTATCATAGATTCTATGATTTCCCATACACTCTGGTCGCTAAACTTATCTTTAGGGAATTCTTTTCTTAAAGCATTAAATGCGTTCTGTTTCAATTGCGGCGAAGGTACCCATTTCAACTTAGGTATATGTATTTTATATACTCTTCTTAGATATTGACCCATATTGGAATAAATAACCATTTTAGCTTTTTCTGGCGCTATCCCGTGTATTATTAATTCTCTGGATAATTTGTCTATATCACTACGCATTTTAACAGCTATTTCTTGTATGGATTTAGGTAAATCATCTAAATAATCGGATAGCCATTTACCCTTAACTAATCCTCTCCTTGCAGCGTCTAAATATTCTCTTTCTCCCATAGCGCTGACTAATTTAGGATATTCGCCTTTTATAAACTGTCTAGGTTTAATTTCGCCTGTTAAATATCTATATAGGGCTTGCTGGACATGTTCCGGTTCTTTTTTTATTAGTTTCGCTAATTTCTTTAATGTAACACTTCTATTAAATTCGTGAGCTGAAATAGCATATACTCTCCTATCGTTTGCCGCAACCACCTCTTCCGGCATAAGACCGCCATACTTAAAATATTTCTTCCAAAAATAACCAAGTTTTTCTCTAAATGTTTGGGGTTGTTTTATTATTTCATACTTGAATTGTGCCGGGACTTTACCTGTCTTTGTTACTTCAGCTACTTTTTCCATCGTTGCTATTTTTTTCTTTAATGCAGTTATCCTCCTAACATCACCAATGGTTTTGGATACGCCTGGTTTTATCGCCACAGCACTGCCGAACATACCTTTTAATAGACCAGAACCGACTAAAAATACTGGATGAAATATATAAGAAAGATAATCGAATACCCCTTCTACCGTGGCGGAAGGAAGTCCGCCAATGACTCTGGGAGCAACTAGCCCGTGAGCTTTTTCACCCATAAACCTAGCCAATCCTTTGGTGTAATAGGTTTCTTGGGCAGCAGGGTCTAGGTTGGCAGCCTTATCTATCAAGCTTCCGAAATAATTCCCCACTATTCTTACTGGTTCTGTCAATTCTTCATCTGCAATAATTCTCCACAAAGTTTCACCCACGCCAGGGTATCTTGCTCCAAACACTTTTCGGTATTCCTTTTTTTCTTTAGGACTTAACCTACTAAGATAGTCTACAATCTCTTGTTCGCTTATATCTATAGATATATCTGTTCCACCGGAAGGTTGGTATGGACTTATAACGGGTTCATCGTATATGGGAGTATTAGCCATATCCGTTAGTGTTCTAAAAGTCTTCGTAACTTTCCTCGCTTGCACTTTTTCCGTAGGTTGCATACGTGGTTCTAACGGGGAAACGAATCGTTCTTCGGGTTTCCTTCTCGCCATTTCTTCTAATGCTTCAAAAGACATTTATTTACCTCTTTTTTTTGAACTCTTCCCTTAAGGCACCCCATATTTCCTGTAATGAATATCCATTTGATATATTTTGGAATATAAGATTTGACACTTTGTTTATTTCCGATTCCGGCAGTTTGGATAGTTTGATAACTATATCCATGGGTATCAACTGGTCAATATTTGCACTAGTAACTGTATCTCCTTGTTTCTCTAGGGGTAGTATCTTTCCTTTTTTATCTTTTGCTATAGTATTTAAAACTATCCCCCTCTGACCTAATCTATTTTGTACACCAGTTTTTATGGTATTTATTACCTTCCCTTGGTTGAATTTTAACACATTTGCTTTCCGGGTTGGATATGTTCCAAATTTTTGTGTCTGTAAAAAGAATAGTTCTTTTTCTCGTTTGTTTTGGTAATCATGATATTCAGCCATTCTTGCTGGGTCTAATACTATGCCATACGCCGTCATTTTCCCGGTTCTGTCTTTAGCTTCTTTATGTGCCATACTTTGAGCATTTTTGAAAATATCAAAAAGCGACACTCTTTTTGTGCCCGCTTGTGTTGGGTCAAGAAATCTGCTGTATGTACGTACATCTTCCGCCCACAATGGTTGCCCCACCTTTGCCGATATACCATAAACAGCTAATCTATCTGCCATTTCTTGCGATACATGAGTAAGTGGTTGTTTAGGCGCTTTTTCGGGTTCCACATAAGGTCGCATTCCCGTATATTCTCTTCTTGCAAGTCTGCTCATTATATCTCCAAGCCCCATCATTTCCCCAGCAGGCGTCTGTACCTTCCCAAAGAATGGTACTGCCTGTGATAGTGCTTCCTGTTGCCTTTGCCTACGCAGTTCTGCTATTTTAACAAATGGAGACAATGCTTGCCCGACCTGTTCGCCGGGTGTCCCCACTCTTCTTAAAACTGACCTTAATCTTTCAATATATTCATTTCCGTTAGGCATTAGTACACCCCCTGCATCAAATTGTCTTGAAAAGCACCAGCCATTCTGCGACTTCCACTATATTGTCCCACTGGGTATCCTGGCACACTTAATTTCGGTGGTAACGTCGAGCCTCTAGGTTTTCTTCTAAATAACCCGCCGATACCGCCACCAGCTTTTCCTAGCCAACCTAATGGATTAACTCCCATAGCAGCAAACGGTAACGCTACTTGACCGATATTATATATCGCCTCTCCCAAGAAACCTAAATCACCGGTAAACTGCGGTCCACGTGTTTGAGCTTCCAAAAAAGCCAGTTCTTTTTCTCTCTGTATTCTGTCCTGTTCAAGCCGTCTCATAAATCCTTCCCAATCCATAGCCGCACCAAGAGCCTGCGTCCTTGTGCCTATCTGTTGTGTCCCCAATTCAGCCATAGACCTCGCTAAAGTACGTCTTTCATCTTCCCTGATTCTCTCTAACGGATATTCAGAAATAGGGCTGGTAGCCAAACCCCTTGCGGCTAGGGTTCCCAGTGTACGCCTTTGCTGTTGTTCAGTAGTTCTGGCTTGTTCCTCTCGTATAATATCCATTAGTGCCTGATATTCAGGCGACAATCCAGTTTGAGTAAGCCGTTCTCTTATAACCTGCCTTATCATCGGGTCAAACTCGCCCGGGCTTATTCCTCCTGTAGGTATCTGCGGTGGCATAATTTGTTACCTCCTATCGTTATGTCTGCCGTTTAATCTTTTTTCTAACCCTTCTATTCTACCTTCTAACTTACCTATCGCTCCCTCTTGTTTCATTGTCTTATCGTTTAAGTCTTTATATCCTGCTTCCATTTTTTCTCTCAGGTCGTCAATTTTCTTGAACATAGTTTTCAGCTGGCTGAATATGTGTTGTGTGTCGTTTAACAGCACCTTCCCAGTCCCGATAGCGTTAACCAATGAAACAAACAATGCAAACAATACTCCCGCTGCTTTCCAATCCAACCAAGATAAATCCATTACTTATATATCCTTTTCTCAACTTGTTTTTTTCTTTTCTTTATTTCGTTTGCTGCCGGTATTCTCCGGTACGACCTGCCCAATTTTTCAGCACGCAATACCTGTTCCTGCCATAATTCTTCTTTGGCTATCCATTCGTTCAGCAATTCACTAAAACTGCCTTCCTGTTTTATCTTCACGACGGTAGTTCCTATTTTGATAGCATAATTAGATATTACCTTAGCTTTTTCTAGAGCCCTCAATCTATTGCTGTCAAGGTCTACCAGATACCCTTTAACCGTCTGCCAAACATCTACGGGGATTACTTTTGAATACGTACCGTATTCTATGGTAAAAGCGTCTTTAGCATAAATATTACCACTTTTAGCATAAATATTACCACTTAAGATTAACAACAATATCAGTACAATCATTTATATCCTCTAACTTGCATATAATATATAGCTTTCATCTGTTCTGACGATAACAATACATTGAAAAGGCAGACATCATCCAGCTTGCCATCTAATTGGTCGCCAGCAAACGCTTTAGCGATACCTATGTCAGGAGTACCGCCGGCATAAAACCCGTTAGACCTGTTACCCTGTCCCCAATCAGCGGTCTTCATCTCTCCGTTTATACAGAATCTTATGTTTTCCGAATCAGCGCCACCTGCGACGAAAACCCATTCTCCCGTAGGTACTGCATCGCCGGTAGTATCATATCTATTTTGAGTATTGTCTTCGGATTTCCAATAAATAGAAAGCTCATTATTAATATTGGTTAATCCCAACTTATAATTACAATCATCAGCGTTCCATTTAGACAAAATACTCGGATTGTTTTTGATAACGTCTACATTAACCCAAGCCGTTACAGTAAAAGAAGACAGTCTTAAGTCTGCATGGTCGGATACTGTTATACCTTCAGATGCGCCGAAATCAAAATTAATAGCCTTCCCGAATCTACCCGTTATATGGTCGGCGGCGTCTAAATTAACGCCAGTACCATTATGTCCATTCCCTGTAAAATCCCAAAGAGTGGTTACTCCCACATCGTCAAAATGCCAGCCGGCTATCATACCGGAAGAAGACCGGTGTATCCAGTTTTCGCCCATATCAAACCTTGTGTTGGGTGGTCTGCCAGCATAACAATTTACAGAAAGTAATAGTATAACAAATAACGTCCTCAAGGATATTCCTCTATAGTTATAATAACAACAACCGGGTCGCCGCCACCACCGTCAGCTAAATCACAATCGAACCTCACTACGGTATTGGCAGGCAATATCTGATACGTTGCATTTAAGTCAGTATTGCTTATAGTTACATTGTCAGACCCATTGGCTATTTGCAGTGTATCGGTAGAGGATAGGACAGAATTGAACAACCCACCGCAATTCCCGGTAGTATCTACGCTTATATCATAGTTATCGTTACCGCCACTGGCGTCTGTACCGTCATAACTATAGCTTACCGTTACCGTCGCTATAACACATTGATAATTAGGCAACTGCCAATAAACAAGCCCTGTAGTTACTGTATCCATATTGGTAGGAATATCTGCACGCAAAACATCGGCAATAGTTCCGCCGGTAGTAGCCGTAGAAGCCATAAAATTAGCAGCGTCTTTACCGTCCACCTTATCTACATTAAGAGATTGTGGAGTCATAGTAGAAGTCCAAATATTCCCGGTTAAATCTATCTGTTGGTTGACTGTTATCGTATCTACCGTCATATCGTCTATACTGCCCGTAGACATAGTTATACCGAAATGCGTACCATCGCTTGAATGTTGTATTAGCCACCGTTCTTCTGTCTCCTGAAAGTTTTTACGTACAGCTTCAAAAGCGTCTAACATACCCGTATCGTCAGTTGGTGAACTAACATAAATATCATAGGCAGATAAGTTCATAACCGGTAAACAAACCAACATCAACACAATCAAATATCTTAACATAATTTCTCCTTTTATTCTGATACTGTATGAAACCAAGCCATTCTTATAGTTATGGAGTTGCCTATATCGTTAATACTGAAATCGTTTCCCCAGGGAGTAATCATTTTCCCTATATGCCCGAAAATCTGGTTGGCGTTATCGCCGTCCTTGAAATAATCAGTGGTATCATTGAACAATGTATTATATGCAGGTTGATATTTTTCTACCGATACAGCTGCCATTGTCTGTTTCTGGCTTTTCTTTATTTTTATCTCCAAATCTTCCGTTCTGTCTTTGGTTGTAGACATGTTAGTATATAAGTCTTCTATTATCATATTGAGTATAGTAATCAAATCTTTCTGTTGTATATCTTCCGGTATTACGTATTTACTGCCAGCCATACATAAACTACTAATAAATAGGATAACAATTGATACCGATATTAGTTTTCTCATGGCATTACAGGATAAACCTCAAATATGAACCCCAATTTATGTATCTCAAAATAATCAGCGTCGTTATTGCGTATTCTACACCTATAATATCTTGCCGGGCTGTTGACCGGGACACACAATATTTTGTTTATATAGCCGGTAGACGTGGCACTTATAGTATGCGTATTGAAAGTAGTCCCCATGTTGGTGGCATAATCTACGCTAAGAGAAATACTGCTATCACTGTCTTTATCTGTAAGGTGTCCACTGACTATAATATACTGTAATTCTTTATCTAGGCTGGGATACCCAAAATCCATATCTTTGCTTTCCCAAAAAGCGTCTATGTTGGACGTAAAATCAAGATAAGCGTCTGTTGTGTACTGGTTTATCGACCCGCTGCTATAATCCACGAAGTATAGGTTGCCGTCTTTTTCATAAAAAGATTGTGCTTTCAGTTCGTCAAACATAGTCCACGAATAGTTTTTATCCATAATAAGTATCATATCGTTAGAAACAGAACTTGAATTGGTGGACACCGATAACCAATACTTGTCGTCCCATACTATGGAAGCTATATCTTTATCGTTATCGCCTTCTTTCCAGCGAATACTTACAGAATTAAGTACCTGATTGCTTGCTGTAAAACTTGCCTTCCACTGTATCCAGTTATCGTTAGCTGCATCGTTGGGTGTTATGGTATCGCCAGATATAATATAGTTCCAGCCCTTGGTGTCTAGGTCGGTGGCTGAAGTGCCTGTTTTATAATACATGCTAATTTGGTCGCCTTGCTGGTTTATTATAAGTTTATTCCAGTTGGCTTGTCCTAAAGCAGACGCATCTAACTTTTTCTGTTGGGATGTGAAGTGTCCTATGGTTTTGGCGTTTGTCTTATAAACAACCCTTAATGCTGCCTGCATGGATAGGGGGGGTAATGAAATAGATAAATCTTTATCAGCGGGATAATTGTTTTGCTGTAAAAAGTAGGGGATATGTCCACCAGTTGTTCTCCTACCCTCTACCGTTCCCTTTGTCCCTACGGATATATCGCCCAATCCAGTTTGACCCAATCTAATCTTTAGTCCTGCTCTTTTTTCTGGCAAGGCAAAAGCTAAATAATCCTCAAAGAATGTATGCCAACTAGCTGAATAAATCTCTAGGTTCTGGGTTTGGCTTGAAACTAACGTGGCAAAATCGTCCTGCCAAACTTCTACGGTTATATCAAATCTATGTTCTGGACCAGAAGCGTGTCCGAGATTTACGGCTATAGTATCTATTAAATAGTTAGAAGTGGTCTCTAGTATTATGCTTCCCCTCAACCGAGTGTTATCAGCATCATTGGCGGAATAATTTATCCTACCTTCTATCTCATCTTCTTTGACAAAGTATTCATCTTGGAACATTCTTATCTGACCGGGGGAATTATATATATCGACATCCGAACTTGTACCCACCTCGAAGTCCTGCCTGGTGGTTTGCAACCAAGCCTTCATTTGAGCACGGTTAAAAGAAATGTCATCTATTCTACTTTCTATCTGTCTGGATATTGGCTGTACCGTTATTCCGTTAAATTCACACACAGCTTCTTTATCTAAGAATACCAGCTTTTTATTGAACTCCTGTACGCTACCCTGAGATAAACAGCCGTATTCATCAGAATATTGAATTAAACCCATATTCTCCGGAGTGCTTCCGATAAGCCCCCAGACAGAACTTTCCTTGGATATTATCAGTTTGCCTTGAAAAGATTTTAATGCTGTTATTTCTTCGCCGTCTTCCTTACCTACATTTACAGCGTTTTTCGGTATCCATCCTTCTTCTCTTTCTGCCCCAAACAATATATCTGAAAAGAAAACAGTACAAGGATATTCCGGCGTATTGGCTACACAAATCATGTTCAGATGAGTTTCTATAAGTTTGGCTGTAGGTATGAAAGTATGTTCTTTAAGGGTAACCCCATCAAACACCATAACACTATTGTCGCCATTGACCATCCAACACTTGTTTAAATGGTTAGTAAAGTACAGCGGGAAGTAATCGTTTAATCCTGTTTTAAGGCTTGAGAAACTGTCATCGCCTTCATCGTATATCAAATCGATAGTACCGTCAGCATACCTTACTTCTAATATACGGTATTCTTTCAATCCGATATTTACTAAATGTACTTTATTGGTATACTCTCCCGGGGTAACATCGTCATCGTAGGCGGCTATATAAACTAAATCCACGTCTCTATTGGCTGCCGTACAGCTACCCACACCGAACTTAACATAATCATTGGCAGATTGAGATATACCCGTCTGATTGAACCTGTACTTACCATTAACGTAAATATCGGCGGTAGACCCCTGAGCAACTATTCTTATTGTTACGAAATCATTAACACCATAGCTTTTAGGAACTTCATAATAAGTACTGCAGTCGCCGTTTTCGTAGACATAGGTATAACTTCCGGCGTATGTGCTTGAAGCTAACCATACCCTGACATCGTTATTAACGTCCACATACAGACCTTCCCCACTGCAACTGCCGTTTTGTATTCTTGCTTTCCACTCAACCACATATCCGTCCGTAAGATTAAGCCCAATATCGTCAAACTGATAATCCTGTCCACTATTGCCACTGGGTACAGAACCACCAGTACTAAACGTGAATATACCATCGCCTAAATTGTTCGGGAAGGTATAGGTACCCGTACAACTCCTTGAAGCATAAGCATCTACATCATAGGTTTCACAATCAACTACTGTACCACCCACTTCTTGCGCCCAACCTTCGGGGAAAACGTGGCAAGGATAAGCAAAAATCCAAGAAGTTGCTTCTGTATCGCCTGCCATACGAGTACTGGTACCCATAGTATAAGCAGACTGGTTGTAGTTAACGGTATTGTATCCCCACCGTTTCATAAGGGTACCGTCTTCATCGAAGATTACGTTCTGTAGGTTAGGTGAATGTTTATCGGATATTACTGTAGAATTATAGTGTGGCGCATAACCGCCAGTGAAGTCTGTTATATAAAACTGCCCGATTTTTTGTGCGAAGCAGTTGGAACCTAATATTAATAGAGTTAAAAGTATCTTTATCATACATAGTTTCTCTTATGGATAAGATGTTTTGCCTTCAAGCGTTATATTATAGTTAGGTCGGTATCCAACTATCGCCTTGATTATTCTTAACCAATCCATATATTCTTGTTTATGGAACGCAGCAAGTTCAGACTTGCCGTCCATCAGGAAATATTTGTAAACAGCGTAACTTATTATAGCGGGAGCAAATGGTCTACATTCGGGAGCGTCATTAAACGGATAATCTGTGTCGGCGTTCATCCAATCGGGTTTCACTATAGCATCTATATGGCAGGTACCGGTATCTTCCGGTGTCTGATAAAACCCTATTTTGTCTCGTCTAACATAATAGAGTATCGGGTCAGAATCGGTATCGTCTTCCCACGCTTCGTAATCTTTATCCATTTTCTTCATAGATTTTTCTTCCAATAAATCCCTATCGTCTTCGCCTGCGTTTTTAAGTACTACTCTGGTAACTTTGATTATCTGGTGGGGCATCATATATTCAGTTGTACCGGGATTAAGAAGTGTTCTAAACCTATCCGTCAAACAACCCGTAATCATACATATCTGTGTCTGTCCCATATTAATCAGATAATCTACATAAGCATTGGATATTCGTCTGTTGGCTGCGGTAGAATCTTTATCTTTCACCATAAATCTGGTCTTATCCCTGAGTTCAGACAAATCCATACGCATAGTCGTAGAATCCACGTCTATCAACGAAAATGTATATGTGCTTATATCTTCACGATACCAAGTTATGGCATAGCAATTACCCAACAACAATGTGAGTAACGCTATCTGTAGTGTAACTTTTTTCAGCATAGCTTAGTCTCCCGGACCTGTAGTATAGTCATCACTGGCGGCAAACTGGCAAGCTGCCGTACCAGTTGCTATGTAAAGCTTGTTCCTTGTAGAATTCCAGTAAGCTTCACCTACTGTTGCTGGTGTTAGGGCATATAGTTCTGCATTGGTTTTAGATTGGAATGTCATACCACCTGCACAAATTATCTGACCAGCATATTCGATAGTCATTCTTGTAGCGTTTTGGGTTTTAAACACAATATCTCCGCCGGAAACATTGCCGGCGTTGAGATATAAAGAGCCATTACCCCCCGCTTCGTTACCATCAAGTTCTATTGTAGCTCCCCTACTGTTTAAAAACGCTCCTCCACCACTAATATTTATTATCTGGTTGTCTGACCCGTCTGCTGTCTGCTGTCTTATCCCCTTAGATGTGGTATTGAAAATAATGTCATCTTTTCCCACAACAAAAGGCATATTGCAGGTGACCGATGTGGTGTTAATTGTGAATTCTGAGTCGTGGAAAATAACATTCCCACCATTAAATGAAGAAGCACCATTTACGTCAATGCTATCTACTTCTATACTATAATCAAATCCATCTATATCGCTTATAGTATTAGAAGAAACCATGAAGTTAGATGTTGCAAAGTGCGAATCAACGTTAGCCGCCCTGCAACTGCATACCCCTCCTAACAATAGAAATGTAGCAATTAATATTTTCATTAATTTCATAATAGTTTTCTCCTTAAAATTATTACTGCCGTCTCTGTTTTATATAACTTAAAGAATCGGTGGAACTCTGGTTGTCTTCAAGTGTCGTATAAAGCGTACCTATATTCTCTAGTGTTACTGACCTGGCATTTTTGAGTGTATAACCCACACCCTTGATATGAAATGCAGGTGCTGTTCCTGCTCCACCTGACAGCGTGTAGCTTGATACATAAACATCGTAACCCGTATCGTTTGTTAAAGTAACATCGTAAAGCTGCCTGTCTAACGATGAAACTATCGCCGTTACTGTGTTTGAAGATAGTGTCAGGGTGTCAGTTTCTATAACTGTGGGCGGGTCTATCTTTATAAGATTTACCCAAGCTATAAGCACAACTGCCATTAAGGTAAAACCTACCCCTTTCAGAAAATCTTTCATAGTTTTCTCCTTAAAAAAGTTCTAATGGGGTAAGAATTAACCTACCCCATTAGTTTTGCATTGTCTTTTAATAGTTGTTGTCTGTTGGTCCTTTTGTAGGGTCGTCCAATCCAGCAAACTGTCCTGCGCTTGTACCAGTAGCCACATAAACCCTCTTATCGTCTGTACAGTAATACATATCACCTACCGCAGGTGTTATCGCCTCTATCTGAACCGAAGTTCTGCTGTATGCTCTTATGTATCCTGCCGCAATAATATTGTCAATGTAAGCTATGCCGCCTGATACTTCCAAATCTCTGTGGAAGAAAGCCGTAGACCCCGAAACACCAAATTCTGTGTTGGAATCTCTAACAGTACCAGCGAATACAGCTGTTAGGTCATTACTAATCCTAAGTGCTTCCGCCGGTGTTTCCGCACCGTCTGCCGATACTTTAAACACTATTCTTCCCGGCATATCATTGACTGCACAAGTGCCGTCTGTTTCAACTAAAATTTCGGCTGCTATGGAATATTCTATATCTCCCCAGCCACCGAACTTTATCGAACCTAAATCCTGACCACTCGCTACATTGGTTTCCGCCCCTACTGTACCCTGAGCCGTTACAAATACTATGTTGGGTGTAATGTTGGTTGTTCCGGTAGAGTGTTTGGTAAGCAGAATACCAGGATAGGAATTGCCAGGTGTAGATACTGTATCCGAAGAATGGACAAGTAACGCAGGCGTAATCGTGCTGCCATTGATAACATAAGTGGCAGAAGGAGACACACCTTCGGTTATTGTCATCCCGGTTACGGTCATATCCGCACTTGATGTAATAGCCGCAACTGACAGCGTACCAGACATAGTTACATTACCAGTAAGCGTTGAAGCGCCGGTTACACTAAGCGTGCCGGATACTGCGGTGTTCCCATTAGCCGCCGTAACAACAAAATTGTTAGTACCATCAGAATCCCTTAAAACAAGCGAATTGGTATCGCCCGCTTTCGGGGTACATCTGACAGCGCTGAAGTTTGTCAGTGCAGCATTGCCTACGGAAATACCGTAAAACAAAATGAGCAGTGAAACTAATATTTTAACCATTTACTGCTTCCTCCTTTTTAAGGGGTGTTATGTTCATTTCCCAATTAGCAGCGTTCTTGTCTTCAGGATGTTGTTTCCTGCGAATCATCTGCCATTCTCTTATCTCATTCTTATGGCTACCCCAAAATTCATCCCAAATCCTGCCGAACTGTCCGCCTCTATGGACATACTGGTCTAGGTCGGGTCTTGCCTTGCCTATACTTTCCCGAAGTTCTTTTTCTCTGGCGTCCCTTTCTTTTTCGGACATACCATCAACTTTTTCCTGCAAACTAACAAGACTGCTTTCGGGTTTATCTACTTTCTTTAAGGCGTTAGCAAGAGCGCGTTTCAGGTCGGCAACTTCCTTATCTTTTCCGGCAACCTTCTCCATAAGAGTTTTAACTTGAGTTTTCAGGTCGCCTTTAATTTCGACCGTTTTCTCTTTCTTTTCAACCTTTTCAGGTTTAGGTTCTTCAACCTTTTTTTCTTTATTTTTCTTTGCCATTAGTATCCTCCTATTCGTTTTCAGGTCTTAAATGTAAATCTACATTAGAAGCGTTGGGGTCGTCGGGGAAAAGCCGTCTTTTCAATTCTTTCCATTCCCTCACTAAAGTACCGTATTTTTTACCAAACTCCATATCCATTTTCACCACTTGGTCTAACGCCCTTCTTCCCCCACCCTCTGTCTTTTCACCACGCATAAGATTTTTGGGGACAATATTCGGTTTAATTTTTTCTTCAAGAAACTTAATTCTTTTAAAGAGTTTTTCTCTTTCGTGCCCGTTTAGGTGGCAACGCATTTCGTTTTTATCAAGCAAATCTTGAACATATTTGATTCTCTTTTTCTGTTCGTTTCTTGCCCAATCGCTTAAAGTTCTGCCACCTGCTTTCCTGTTGTAATTGTCCCTTTCCAGTGCTGCTTTCAGTTCTTTTAATTCCTGAATAAAACCTTTTCTTTCCGTGGGTGTCAAAGTTCCCATTTTACGCTCCTGTTTTCTGGGCGGGGACTCGCGGAATCCCCGCCACTTTATTTGATAGATTTACAAAACCAGTCTCATTCAGTTATGAAACTTCGTGTCCATAAACCCAAGGCCAGTCAGAGAACCCATACGAATATCTCATATAGGCACTATACTTCCTAGAATATGAATCAAAATCAACGTCTCTCTGGAACTCGGTATTGATTCTGTTGTACCATACCAGATACATCTTCATCAACCGCCAGTTCACAAAGAACCAGTTATTGGAATCGGTAAGAAAGTCCCAAACAACTAGCTTATATTTCCCTTTATGGAAATTGGCGTTATTGTCTGCGGTATCTACTTTACCTGTTGAATTGATTATCTCCCACGCTGTTTCCTCAAGCTCTCTGGGTACGATAAGCGTATCGTAATGTACGAGTGCTAGATTGCCAGCATCGTCCAACATATCAAAACCAAGCCTTCTGGTGGCTTCTACTGATGTCGCCGACATAGCAGTAGAACCAGCATTGTCCTGATTTGAACCGTTGGGATTGTTTGATGTATGCGCATCGTTACACAGCGACAGTGAGTCTCCGCCTGTATATCCAGAATTGAAAGCGTTGTTGAGTACAGAAGCTCCGTCAATTTCCCTCTTTCTTTTCATAGATGCAGCCAGATTGCTTGACATCCTGTTCTGTATATTAACTCTCGCATCATCAAGAAGTTTCCTCTGAATCTTCATACCATTCACATATTCGTTATGTGTATACTGAACATCATAACCCTGATAGCTGTCTTTGTAATCGACAGTTCCGGTACTGGAAAGGTCTACAGGGTCTCCGATAGCACCGGTCGATGAATCATACTCATATTCTCTGTCAGATTTTCTGACATCAAACAGCGTCGGTATCATCGTCGGTGTATCGTTGAATGTTCTCTCGAAGATTTTAGTGATTCTTGCATCAGTTAAATCACCAAAATTTGAAAGCGTTAACATTGTATATTCCCTCCTTTAATTATTCAACACCTGCCGATTAAGCAGATTCAGGATTAGCGAAATGGTCGCTGAAAATTACGTCAGCATAAAACTTAACATCCAGACCATTAAGTCCTGTCAGCCCATTGTGGGTTGTAGGGTCAAGAACTTCCATTTCCCGACCAGTATTTCTAATCCAAGTCCTGATAACTCTCATCTGCCAAGTGGCTGCCCAACCTGCGGAAGCCATCTGCGAAGAAGACAGCATAGTAGCTGCTGAGTTCAGGTTGACATTAAGTGCTCCGACTCTCGGTATGAGAATCAAGCTCTCTGTCCCGTCGAGTGCGGTACTCCAAGCCGTCATCTGTGTAAATTGGTCATCGGTAGCTTCATCTTCTGTAATGAAATGCAGTTCTCCATTACAAGCATCAGATACCGTGGCTGTACAATATAGCCACGCCTGACCGACAACTGCGCCTGTATTTAAGTTGGCATCAGTCATTGTCGTACCAGATGAAGTCGATGTACCGACATCATCATCAGCCGCTGCCTGACTGATTTCTGCTCTAAATATTGCTAAGGGATTGTCATAAATATCCCCGAAAACATAAGTTGCACCGCCATAAGCGGTATCACCTACAACCGAATAATCATGCAGGCTTGTAAGCACTCCGAGAGCATCCGAAAGTGTTGAAGCACCTACGATTGCCGTGCCTTCGTCCTGCGCTGTGGTTGTTCCTAACATCATGGCTGCGCCCCGAGATATGTCAGAAGCACCGCCATATATGGGGTACTGACTTTTGTGCATAGGGTCGCCTGCTAAAGCTCCACACGGATACATGTTCTATACCTCCTTAGTTTATTTGTAATTGTAACTACCGCAAAATGGACAACCAGAATTAACTGTAGGGTCGCCAGTACTGCTGTGAGATATGCCGTCGCCTTTTTCTTTTAAAGCGTTTTTTCTGATATCGCAGGGAAACCCACAATGTTTGCAATAAACTTTGTGTGATTCGTTCCCCGGTACTTGACCAGATTTAGCTGTCGAAGTAGGATGCACATCTCTCATGCTACTGGTTTACCTCCAAAAGTGGGTGTCTGCGCAGAAGTATCGTCCATACTCAGACCTGCCGTATTGCCTTCGTGATACTTTCTAACTTCTTCTTCTGACATAATCTTGTTTTCAACGATTTTCTTCTGCATTTCGTCAAGGTCTCCTTTGCCTGTCGCAACTCCACCTGGCGCTGCCGGAGTGGGTGTCGGCTGTTTCCCGACTACTTTACCTGTCTTAACTGCTGGGTTAGATGGTTTCTTATCCATTGTTAATTTGCCCTCCGTAACTTTTTTGCCTAGAACAGAATAAAAGGTTGTTTCATAAGCACCTGGTTGATTCTGTTTTTCTATTGGTAGAGATTTAAAGACCTTGTCTACTTCATCACCGTACTTTTTGAACAACTCTGGTTTCGCATTTTTTAGCTGAGTCTTTTGCGACTCTCTTTTGAACTTGTCAACATCTGCGGTTACTGGTTGCAAAACACTCTGTAACTGCTGGGCTACTAATGTCTGGGTAAGCCTAGCCTGTTCTTCAATGGCTGCATCGCTCATATCTTCAGTGAACAGGTTGGGAAAACTCTGCCTGGCTTGAGCAATCAACTGTTCCCTTGTGGGCTGTGTTTGCTGCCGGGCGATTTCCTGTTGCTGTTCAAAGAGTTGCAGTCTGTTTTCAAGTTCTTTGTTTTTTTCAAGAACCTCATTCAACCTTTCCCTTGGTATTCGGGGTTCTTTCAGGGCTATGCTTTCTTCTCCTTCGGCGGGAGGCTCGGTTACGTCTGCCTCAGCTTCGCCGGGGAGCTCTGTTTCCGTCTGTCCAGGCACTTCTTCTTTTTTTACATCGGGAGTCGCCGATGGCTGGTCTGAACTAGTGTCTGTGTCCTGCGTCTGCCCTGGTGTTGCTGTTTCTTCTTCTTTTTTCTCTTCTTTTTCTTTTGCTGTCATTTTTGTTCCCTCCGTTACTTTTCAATTCTTTTCTACGCAGTTGTTTTACATCGCTGGGTACGATGTGAAAAGAATACCAAGAAACGAGAAAACTATGTCAAAGATTAGACCCCAAACTCTTAATCTTTTTTAGTTTATCTTCGAGTTCTTTTTTGTATTCCTTTGCTCTCTCTTTTGCCTTTACCTGATTCTGCGGGTAATCAGCTACCCAATAAAGTTCGTCGGCTCTTGCCAACAGAACTGCTCTCTGCCTGTCCCGTTCAGATACGGGAATCTGCACTATTTTTTTTATGCCGCCCATGTTTATCAATTTTACAGTATTAATTGAATCATCGAGTTTGCGTACAGTACGCAAATACCGGGCAGCTTCTTTCTTTAATATTTTAACTATTTCCTGCCAGTAATTCTCCATCGCCACCTTTTCCCACACTGTTGTCTTGTGTATTATCTCTTCCTGTTTTTTTATAGCTTCTACTATCGCCCCTGTCCCCGATTCGTTCTCTTTCATTTCTTTTCTCCTTCTGGTTTTTCTGCGGGAGGTCTTTCTGTTTCTCCTGCCTGCAATTTTCCCATAGCGCCTTGTATCGTCCTCTCCATTTCCCTGCGTTCTGCAATATCTTTAGCCATACTGTCTGCTGTTACACCTATACGCTGCATATAACTGTCCAAAGCGTTTCTAAGCATTGTCGCCTGTTCCTGCTGTATCTCCTTTTCCGAATACAGTTCTCTTGCCAAATCAGCCCATTTCCCGCCTTCGTTCATAAAATAAGTCTTAAGCGCAGCGTTCTGTAATCTCATATTCCTCTGAGCAAGCGGATGAGCCATAATTAATTGCAGAACTTCACGGGATTCCATTTTTTCTATCTGCCTGTTTTCTGTTACGCTGGTACCACGCAGATGAAACTTGATTCTACCGGTACGCAGATTTTTACGTGGAAAATATTTAACTATTTTCCTGCCGTCCTGTGTTGTCATATAGGGCAGCGTATCGTCGCCGTTCTCATAAATCAAATCGCAGATATAAGCCATCATATCTTCAGTATTTTTCTTAAGATTCTTTACATAGTTGTCTATACGGGTATTGGCTTCCCTGATTAAAGCTATTGTCTTGGAAGCCGGCGCTCTGGGGTCTGTCGGACTTTCCTGTCCCGAACTGTAATAACTTATCCCGATAGCCAGTTCAGCAAGGTTCTCCCAGTATTTGCTTATCTTTATACTGTAAAACTCCGGCTGAGACATTTCAAACTGTTTGAACTTATCTATATCCTGAAGGCTCTGGAACAGAAAAGTTATGCCTGGATGAAACACCTTACCGTCTATTCTGTCAGCTATATCGTCAGTACCCATAAAACTCGGTACAGTAGTTATCGAAGTCGTATCTATTGCCTGGTCGCTTATAACCTTGATAACTTTGTAAATCGGGTATATCCTTTCAATTGCTCCCTGACCATAGAACCTGTTTTCTCTGGGTATAATTTCAAACGGGAAAAATCCGCGTTTCGGTTTATCATATACCTGTAATCTTATTAAAGTTTTTTCTTTAAAGACATAAGTATATAAATAATCTTTTAGTTCGCCGTCGTTGTTTATATCGTACCTGACTATCCCGTAATATGCCGTAAACGGTTTAAACAGATAATCCTGTTCCTGCGCTTCGGTTACTCCCTCAACCTTGTTTTTAACATTATCTATTTCTGTTTTTTCATCAACGCCCGTAGGTTTCTTTAGTTTATCGAGATTGAAATATACCCCGCTTTTTGCACCTTCCTGAAAATTGTTCCAGTAAAGATTGGTTTCATAACCCACAAGAACGGCTTGCTGTAAGTCCGGTGTATCTGCTGGATACATATACCACTTGTCAGGTGTAATAACATTTATATATGGCGCGTTATGGGTAACAAACTCTTCCTTCCACGAATAAGTTACCGACCCCTTTTCCTGTATGGCCTTATAGGCGTCCAGGAATATTTTGTTGTATTCTGCGACACTCAATCCCTTGGATTCCGGGTCGGGGAAATCCCGCCTGAGTTCTTCAAACCAGTTCTCGCCGTCATAAGTTTCTTTTCTTTTTCTCACTTTGGTGTCGTATTTCCATATTGGGTTGGCTATCATAGTACCGAACTTGTTTACGCCGTAATAAGTAGAGGTTTGTGATTGCTCGAAATTGGTTGAACTTTTCATATAATCGTCCATAAAATCTTCGATAGTGGCTTCTTCATCGTACAGCGATTCATCCATAATCTTAGCTGTAAACAGTTTCGGCTGTTCAAGCAGCACCTTCCTGTATCTTGAAACCAGCCCGTCAACGGTAATCTGAGCTAACGGCGGATTAGTATTGGCGCAATCCACCCAGGGATAAGTCTTTGCCGGCAATTCGTTCTCGTATATCTTATTATATTCATTAAGTTTATTGTTATAAGTATTCTTGTCTTCTATCGCTTTTTCTATGAACCTGTGCAAATCATTTTCAAACCGCTGCCTGTTCGATTCGCTTCTGAAAACAACCGGCTCGAACAAATCTTCTTCTTTTTCTATTCTTTTAACTTTGATGTCCGGCAGGGTTCTATCGGTTTTATCAAACCGTTTTTCGTCTTTAACCGGTATAGCTTTGGTTTTCTTGTCTATCGGTTTCTCTTTGGGCTCTTTCTTATTCTTGTGATGTTTGTTTGCCATCTATTTTTTCCTCTTTAAGTTTTTGTGCCTGTTCGATAGATTTAAGGTATTCGTCTATTTTCTCCTTGTTGGAAGTTTCGTCTTTGATTACATGTTTTTCCTGCAAATCGCCGTGAGCCTGCATAATCAGCTTGAAATACGGGGCGGGTTTTTTCGCTACGCGGGATTTTTCGTAAAGCCTGTTCCACATCTGCATATATCTCGGGTCGTGGGTTTTCATAAAATCCATTTCTTCACGGCACCGTTTGATGAAATGCGGTCTGCGAATTACCTGGTAATAATACGATTGTTTCATCCCTATCATTTCGCAAATCTGTGTTACCTGTTTGGTCATATTGATAGGGTCGATTAAAGCCATCATCAACCTTGTTTCCACTGCCGTCAATCCGTTAACAGTGCGTCTTGGTCTGATAGATTTAGCTTTTTTTGTTTTCTTTTTTTTATCCATATCAAGTAGCCCCCATTGTTACTTTAGTTCTGCTTCTGCGGCTTCCAGTCCTTTTCTTTTTAGGTTTAGGCGCTTTTCTGCCCGTCTGCCGCCATGCGCTATAACACATACCTATTCTTTGTTTCTTCGGTCTGTCCGGGTCTGTATCAGATAAACGTGAAATACATCTTGAAATAAAACTGTTTCTTTTCTCGCCTTTTTTCGGTTTAGGTACTGGCATCATCAATCTCCATTTTAAATGGCGTTATATATTTATAGAAAGGCGGGTAATTTCTGGACGACATAACCAACCTGAGTAAATCCATTTCTCTCTGCATGTTGATTACTTTGTTCTCAAGTTCTTTTATTTTCTTTTCCAATCCATTAAACTTTGCCATTAAAACCCTCCGGTTTTCATTAACATTTCCAAATCTTTAGCTAAAGAATCAAGTATCCCGTTATAAAGTTTCATTCTCTCTGTAATTTCATAGTCTCTATAGTGCTGAACGAACCCGCGGTAATCGCTGAACAACTGGCTCTGCATTATAACTTCTTTTATTTTATCCCGCAATTCGCTCATTTACCGAAAATCTTTTTTTTAAATTTACCGCTTGCCTGTTTCAGCCCGTTTATAACACCGGGTTTGATTATCCGATTTTTCTGCATTTCCCTCTGTTGCATCTGCATTTGAAGTCTCATATATGTCGCCTCAAACACGTTGGTTATTTCTTTACAGATTCCCCAGCCGATAAGTTTGGGAGGAATAAAGTTCGCTTTGATTTTTACTGCTTCTCCCGGTACATGGCTGACAAACATCTTAAACTTCTGTTTCTTCTTTTTTTCTGGTTCCTGGGACTCCGTCTGCGGAGTTTCTTTTTTTGCTTCATCCTGTTTGTTATCCATACCCGCTCCCTTCCGTTACTGTCTTTCTCTTGTCCTCTTTCGGTACATAATGTTTAGTTGCCACCGGATTTTCTTGACAGATTTGTACGGCTATTGCCTCTGCAATAACCAAATCAGCGAAACTGCCTGCCTGCGGTTTAAGTTTATTGTGTTTATCGATGATGTAAGACAACATTTGCCTTATGGTTGTTTCATCGTTTATTTTAGTAGTTTCTTCTTTTATCGCCAGGTTCAGGTCGTTCATCATAACGGGTTTGGACTTAATATCCGTATGCCACCCCACTTTCTTTGTGGACTTGCGGGTAGCTTCATCCAGAATCGTTCTGCGGTACAGGTTGGGATAGTTACAAATCCTTAACAAATGATTGATTGTAGCTATACCCATATTGTTGTCTTCTACGCCTATTATCGCATTATTGTAGAAAGTACCCAGCATATTCAGGTAATCCGCCCAGGCATCAGGTGTTAACTTACAGTTTACAACCGCTACTGTTTCCCAGGTCTTTCTATCCTTAACCACACAAGCGCTGTAAGCTGATGTATCGTGGCTATCTTCCGGTTGTTCGTAATCGCTGCCGCCAGCCACGTCCGCTCCTATAGCGTAGAGCGCATCCCCTTTCGGCAGTTCCCAAAGTCTTAGAATCCCAGTAGGGTTCGAGACGAACTTGAAAGTTCTATTATATTTATCTGAAATCATTTCTCCAACTCTATTGGGTTCAAGCCGGCAATTATACAAAAGCTGTAGTTTATTGGTGTCAAAGAACTTTCTGCCGGTACTGATAAACGCTTCCACCGCGTTTATCGGATATTCCTGCGGGAATATCGCCGAGTCCGGCATACTCTTTATTTTTCGCCTGCGCCACATCAACTGCTCGAAAGTCAGATTATATGTTTTTTGCAGGCTTTTTTCTTCTTCGTTCAGGGCTACATCGTATTCCTGTTCTTTTATCATGTACGCCCTGTACTCGGGATTTTCGTGCCAGCCGAAAAATATCGGGTTCCAGTCCGTTTCCCCCCTTTCGGCTCTATCCCACATATTGTGGAACAACCCGCCCACTCCGTTGGCTGTAGATTCTATCACAACTATGGAATCGTCTATACATGCTTCTACCAGCCCGTATATCATTTCGGGTTTTTCATAGAACGCTAATTCTGAGATATGGAGATGCGAAATATCGTCCCCATGCCCAAACGCTTTCTGACCGGCGGTACCGATATACAATTTAGAATTATTCTGCCGGAAATATGTCTCTCTTGAACTGGACCGTTCAATCGAAGGTTTTGTCGGCAGCATATTATCCAGATAATATCTGGCACGTTCATACAACCGTTTGGTGGCTTCCTGTTCGTGGCTTATCACTACGGCATTTATGTTCTGTTCGTAAATACACGCCACCATCCAAAGAGCTAATATGTAACTGCTTACACCTTCTTTTCTTGCTTTTAATACTATATTTCTTTTCTTTAATTTTTGAGATAATGCAGTCTGTATATTGTTCGGTTTAAAATGCACCTTGTTTCTTTTCTTATCAACTATAAAGAAACAATGCTGTATTATCTTATTGTATCTTTCTATGTCTATACTGTGATTCGCAAGTTCGGGCATTGCTTTGGTGTTTTAGTTAGATATTGTAACAAAAAACATACATTTTTTGTTACTATTACAATAAATGCGCTCGCCTCATCCAAACAGATTTCATATCCAAAATATATTCCGTAAGCGTTTTTTCGTTTATTTCGCCTTTCCGCCACAGTTTGACCATATAGTTCAGGTCGGGATTGCCTTTGCATAACACTTTGTGCTCTGCAACGGTTATTCTACCGTAAACCAGCAAATCGTCCAGTTTCTTCTTAGCTTCTGTTGACCTGCACCCTATCAAAATAGCCGTCAAAACAACCAAAATTACCAGTTTCTTCATTTACCGTCTCCTTTTATAGTTTATTTCCATTTCCTTATGCCTGTTATATGATACGGTTTTATGGTACTGCCCTTGTGTTTGTGCTTGTTGTTTTTTTTCGTCCGGGGATATTTCGTGTGTTCCGCACAATATGTCGCCGCACATGTCCTCGCCGGCTCCTCACACATACAACACCGGTTCCAGCCCGTTAAATTCATACCCCCCCTCCCTACGAATATTTAAGCTTGTCGCTGTCATCCCCCTCAGAAACTACCCATAACCAAAATATCGCTATCGCTACCACTATTATAAATATTATTATCAATAATTGCATTTATTCGCCTTTTCATAGCCCTCTTTAATTACAATTCTTTATATATAAATAGTTCCAAAATCACGGAAAAATGAGTCTGGGTATAGGGTATGCCATAAAAATCAAAATTAGAGGCATTTCCGTGCGTCTGAGGGCATTTTAAAATGGGTTACCCTCGTTACCACCCTGCTTTTTTAACTGTGTACCGATTTGGTAGACTACCGGGTGGGATATTTGTCATTGACTCTGTCAAAGAAACTACTTAACTAATTATATAATGTATGTATATGTATATGGGTACGAGCTAGTGGACCATTTTTTAGACTCCCGGGTTCGATTTCCATCGACTCCATCAGTCTTGAATCGGCTATTGATATTAATGCTTTGATTAGTCAACGTATATCCGGCGCTTTTAATTCACTTGATTTACGTTGAGTTCTCAATCTAATTCTAAATGTTCCTATAATGGTTATTATGTTAACTTGTCTTAATCAAATGTTTACAACTTACATAACGCATCAAGCTAACCGCTTCAGTTTGTGTTTTCGTCTGATTATTGACATAATCCATAAAAACACCCTTCACTATATATACCCGAAACGGCACTTTTCAGCTGCATAGTGGGTATTGCGTTGAATTGTCAACGCTTTTAATTGCCTGGTATTTTGATTTTTATACTTCCTTGTGACCGAATGTTCACAAAATGAACATTATTATGCAAATTATTTTGCATACTTGATACTGTGTGCAAAAAATTTTGCATAATGCATTTATCCGGGACTATACAAAGGAAAATTATGGATTAGTCATCTAACATATTAATATACTAACTAACATACGCCTTACATTATCAACTAATTAATAATCATACATATTAACTAACTTATCTATTACTATCTAATTAATTAATAAATAAACATATATAATATAAAGGCATTACAGATATATATATACTTAAAGAATATTTGGGGGCGGTGTGTTTTTTTGGCGTTCCGTGTTCTATTGAGCCCTTAGGTGAAAATAATTATTTTTCTCTTGACAGTTTTTATGCAATTATGTATAATGGCATTATGGTAATAGTTAGCTGTTTTACCGTCGAGAAAATTTTATTTCTTTTTTCTCTTGACAGATTTAGTGCCATATGCTATATTATGAGTAGGCGATAAAAAACATACCTTTGGGGGGTAAAAAGATGGGGGTAAAATCGGTGTTTTTAGTAAACGCATTTTCCCCGGCAATGCTGTCGGGGAACGTGGACCTTTCCTACTCAGAAATGAGTAGGGAAGAGTGGATTGATTCTATGGACTCATATGAGTCTGTAGAGTCAGTGGTAAGTCATGAGACAACAGCAAGTTTGTTGTCTCAGATAATTGGAAGTCCAGTTAAGTTTAACAGGATTTCCATTAAATTAAATCCAGGTGACACATTGTTTGGATTCACTCCTGGGTTCAGGGCATCTGAAGCACGGGAGTTCACAAAAGAGGAGCTTGAGAGCTCCTCTCATAAATTCTGGGTAATTAAAATAAAGGGGGGGGGTAAAATGAAAATCACAAAAGCATGGCTGGACGAGTGGAGTCCTCGGGAGGATGGTCTCACAGAGGCAGCGAAGTACATCGTACACAAGAATCTGGTAGGAGCAGACGGGATAGCTGTCGTACAGCAGCTAATAGAGGACACGAGG